AGTACCTGAAGAGCCAAGCAGGCATGCAGGTGGACATCTGGGCTGCCCAGTCCATCGCCGCAGCCTTTGACCGCATGGGCGTGCAGTATCCCAAGACAGCCGCTGGCGCACCCAGCTTCACCAAGAGTTTTTTGGACACGCACGAGCACCCCATGGCCAAGATGATCTTGGAGGCCCGGGAGCTGAACAAGACCCACGGCACGTTCCTGGAGCCCTACCTGCGCCACAGCGCCAAAGACGGGCGCATTCACACCCATTTCAACCAGATGCGCAACGACGACGGTGGCACGGTCACCGGGCGCCTGTCAGCGAGCAACCCGAACCTCCAGCAAGTGCCCGCGCGCCACGAACTGATCGGCCCGCTGGTCAGGGGCTTGTTCCTGCCGGAGGAGGGCGACCTTTGGGCGGCAAACGACTTCTCCTCGCAGGAACCGCGCTTGTTGGTGCACTATGCCACGCTCCTGGACCTGCCGGGGGCTGAAAAGATGGCCAATGCGTACCGTGAAAACCCCGACACGGACTTCCACCAGATGGTCGCCGACCTGGCCGGCATCAAGCGCAAGGCTGCCAAGACGATCGGCCTGGGCCTGATGTACGGCATGGGCAAGAACAAGCTGGCCGGCAGCCTGGAGCTGCCGCTGGACGAGGCCAGCGAGCTGATCGCCACCTTCCACAGCAAGGTCCCGTTCCTCAAGGGCACCGTGGATGCAGTCATGAAGCGCATTGAGCATCCGGCCTCTGGCGGCTCCATTCGCACGCTGCTGGGCAGGCGCTGCCGCTTCCCGCTGTGGGAGCCGGTGGAGTGGGGCGTCAACAAGGCGCTGCCGCGCGAGCAGGCAGTCATTGAATACGGCTCACGGATCAAGCGGGCGGGCACCTACAAGGGCCTGAACCGTCTCATCCAGGGGTCGGCCGCTGACCAGACCAAGGCGGGCATGGTGGCGCTGCACAAGGCGGGCTTCAAGCTGCTGCTCCAAGTGCACGACGAGATCGCCCTGTCGGTCAAGGACAAGGCAGAAGCACGTGAGGCCGCGGACATCATGGCCAACGCCGTGCGCCTGGAAGTTCCGTCTCGTGTCGACGTAGAGGTTGGCACGAGCTGGGGCACCGCTGCATAATCGAGGTGAGGTAATGCAGTTGCCTCGATTGGTCTCCATTTGGCCAGGGCTCGTCCCTGGCCTCTTTTTCAGAGAAAGAAGAATTCATGGGTACGTACGTTAAGAACAAGGTCGTTCCAGCCTATCCTGAGCCCTATGTGCGCAAGCGCAAACGTGGCCGTCCGAAGAAGAACGGGAGGCCCAAGAAGGACCGCTGGCCAGAGCTTCGGTCCTCTCCATCCAAGCGCGCCGGCTCACGGTTCAAGAGCGTCTCAGCGCCTGAGGACGTGTTCTACATGATCAGCGAGATGGCCTTGTTCTACAAGAAGACCAAGAGCGAAATCTTGCGAGAACTCATCAAGCCCGCCTTCGAGAAAGCCTACAAAGAATCGCTGACCCTTCAACGCATTGCAGCCAACAAACAGAAAGACCAAGATGAAGTACAAGACGGAGATGACGCTCCCCGTAGAACTCACTTTTGAGATACTGGAGCCAATGGAGGTTGATGGAACTGAGCTGCCTGCGCAGTTGGACATCACCAAGATACTGCTGACCATCACAGGGCCCGGTGGCAAGCCGCGGCAAGTGGACATCACCAAGACGATGACAGAGGAGCAGATGTTCCTGCTGGAAGATGAGATCGTGGAGCACTTCACAAATGAGAACCCCTGAGTTCCTCCGTTACCTGGCGGACTTCCCGAGCTACGAGACCATCGCGCCACTGCTTCTGGAGGCAGCGCAGACCCTTGAAGACCAGAGGCTGTGGCGTGAAGGATGGTTACGCGCAGAAAAAAGAGTTGAGGAGTTGACAGAGGAATTGAAGCTGCTAAGATAGGGGCTCATCAACAGAAAGGAGAAAGAAGATGGCCAAGAAAAAACTCACTCGATCCGAGGAGACGTTCAAGCGTCTCTCGGCCTCTGGTAGGTACGTGAGTACCGGCAAGGTACTCATTGGCGTGGCTCACTGCCCACGGCCCAGGGACATGTCCCACAACGAGCTGTTCATACAGGACATCATCCTGGGCACGCGCCGTTGGCACGTGACTACCTCGTGGATGTGCTACGTCGCGGTGCTGGCGGTGATGGCTGTCGTGTTCTTCGCCTTCGGGTTGCTCAAATGAAAAAGCGCAGCAAGTACCGCCCCAGGCCTGTCCTTCAAAACCCGCTTGAGTTCGTGCTGTCAGGCTTAAAACCTGTGCGCGATCTGCCAGGCGTGTACCTGGAGGTTCAGATCAAGAACCGGCAAGCGCTTGAGCAACTGCGCAAGGGTGACGCCACCAAGCGCGACATTGATCTGCTTATCGGGGCATTCAACATCACCGAGGCCCTGGCCATCCTTGGCCTGGGCTATGACTGGTTATCAGAGATCAACGAGGCCCAGACCGCGCTGTTGGAGTTAGCGCGCAAGGGCGTCGAAAGGAACATGCGGTTCGTCATGACGGCCAAGCAGTGGGAGTCACTGAAGCTGGTGATGGACTTGCATGAGGAGCAGTTGGCGCAGGCCACTGTTCATGACATCGAGAAGGCGCACAACTTCGTTCAGAGGGTCATCTCTCAGGGCAAGGCACGTGCAATCATTGAAAGCAGAAAGGAAACATCATGACCTCTGGTCAAAAAATCAAAGAGCACTTCCGAAAGCATCCGGCAGCGGATGTCAAAGGCGTGGCATTGAGGTTCAACACTGCCATCTCCTACGTGTACAAGCTGCGCAGGGAAGTGTTTGAGGAGAACATCCAGGCGACCCTGCTGTCGCCTGACGTTGTGCCCATGCCCACGCCTGAGGACGAGGCAGCGGCCGCGGCCGCTTACGCGCTGATGGATGCCAAGCGCACTGAAGAGCAGTCCAAGGAGCGCGTGGCCAGGTACTTCGCTGGCTTTGCGGCTGCGCCTACGGTCGACACAACGCTCAACGAGCGCGCGCAGGAGTACGGCAAGTTCAAGGATGGCGCTGCATTGATGCAGGGCATGAAGCGACTGCTCTCGGACCACGCCAGGATGCACAACAAGACGTTCGCTGACGACCAGTGGGAAGCACTGGAGATGATCGTCCACAAGATCGCGCGCATCGTCAACGGCAACCCCGACAAGGTCGACCACTGGGTGGACATTGCCGGCTACGCCACGCTGGTGGCTGATCGGCTGCAGGGGGTGGAGCGATGAGAGCACTTGCCGCGCTTCTGGCCGCATTGGCGGTTGCGGGCTGTTCGTCTGACGCAGACGTTGCCTCACGGAACGTGTCGAAGGCGGCGGACAACTTTGAAGTTGCTCGCCGGGTGATCTTCTACAACGGCATCACCAACGACTACATGCTGACCATCGAAGGCTACTGCTCTCTCGGCAACAACGACAGGGCAGGCTACCTGTCCGTGACCTGTAAGACAGGGCCTGGTGTTTACAAGAAGCACTTCCTCGGCCTGTCCGACAACGTGACGTTCTTCGTTGAACAACTGGCTGCCAAGAACGTCAGCGCGTCTTTTTACCGAGTGATCTTCAAGCCCTCGGTCATCATCCCAGACATCGAAATTAGATAAGGAGCAGACATGAGCGAACTTCTTCCTATCGTCGGCATCATCTGGGTGGCCGCTGCGTGGCTCACGCATGTGGTCACCTGCTTGAGCGCAGCCAAGTGGGGCTTCCTGATTGCAGGGGCCGTGTTCTTTCCTGTGGGGTGCGTGCACGGCACAGGCATCTGGTTCGGATGGTTTTAATTGAAAGTGCTTGACAGGTACTTGAAGGTGCCTGTTAAAATTGACTCGCCAACTTAGAAAGGAGAAATGGCATGAGTAAAAATTTCCACCTCAACATTCACCAAGTTACTTCGGTGACCATCGGCCCTGTCAAGGAGCGCCAGGGTGAGGACTACGTCAGCGGCAATCGGGACATCCTGATTGAAACGCCTGATGGCACCTTTGAGATCAGCTTGTTCTCTGGCTACCTGGACAAGGACCACGGAGGAGAGATACTGGAGGTCAAGTCATGACCTGGCCTTTTCCTCCCTTCCCCAATCCCCTGGACAGGGCCGGCATCCCACCCGGTCCTGACAAGTACAAGCCCAGCGACAAGGACGAGCCGGCGCCCTACGTGACAGAGGTGCTGCCATGAACTTCACGGGCTTTAACCTGGTCCTGGTGCGCCAGGCCCTGTCTCGCGCAATCAGTGACGTCGATGCAGAGATCGGGGCTTGCCCTGACACGACCCTGTTCGCTGACGAGATTGAGGACCTGGACCGGGACAAGTACTTTTACCAGCGTCTGCTGCGGCGCGTTGACAAGGCGCTTGCGAAGGGGGCGGAGCTATGAGC